CTAAATTACCTTCAGCTATAACCCACTCCATTTTGTAAACTGGGTTATCTACTGACATGTCTTCATCATCTTGATAATCATGTTCTTCATAAGTATCATAATCAAAATCACTATCTCTCCTTCTAAATTCTTCTTCTTCTCTTAATTTAGACATTTCTTTATGCTTCATAGAAACTAAATGTTCAGCTAGTTTCTTCTTTGTTTGCTTGTCTAAAGATTGATAAATCCCTATTAATATTGCTGTCCTTATATCTTCACCTCTATCTAGTAAAGTGTAAGATATTGAATTAGAAGGAGAATTAATCGAAACATTTGCATTAGCTATATTCTTGATCCATGCAATGAGCTTTGTTAATCTTAATTCTTTTATAAAAGCATATTGGTAAGAATCTCTGTCAACATTCTCATATGTGTAATCATCTACCAATCTCTCAAATTTATTATACTCTATGTGTTCAATCGTACTTGCAATAAATTCTTTTCTCATATAATCTGGAAATTCATTTAATTTAGTCTTTAAGTTAGAGTTATAAACCTTTCTCATTTTCATTTCATGATTAACAAACATATCATCATATCCATCAACTCTAGATCTTATTGAGTAATTGTAGTCCAAATTAACACCTCCTCCTTCTTTAGATGCTATATATACTGAATCAAATTCTATAGCAGCGGAGCACCTCGCTAATTCTAAATACGTCAATCTGTCGCATGATTTTAAGCTAAAGACATATTCTTGTAAGCCATTTATATATCTAGCTGATGATAATGCTTTGAAATACTTCGGCATATAAGTTGATACATCTAAAGATTTATTACTAAAGACAGAAGGCCTTGAGATATTACTTATTATTCCTGGTGGTATGGGAGGTAAAATAAAACCAAATATAGTAGACAAATTTGAAAAGAAGTCACTATAATCATAATTATGAGAAACTAATGATGCTATCATATCTAGCATCTTCCTACTATTTGATATTTCAGATATTGAGTTATCTTCTGACATCCAACCTAGAGTAGAGTATGATTTTGGGAATTTTATAATAGGCTCTGCATATCTGAGCAAGCTTATTTTCTCGTCTTTTTGAAATCCTTGGCTTACTAGTATACCAGGGTTTCGTTTGTTATTATTCTTCTCAAATCCTAACCTAAAAGATACTTTCAGCTGTATAAGATTAAATCCTTTTAAAAAATATTTTTCACTATAATTTATTAATTTCTGAGCATTGTCTCTTATAGAGTAAGAACTATCTTCTCTCCATTCTTTTAATGCTTCTTTAACATTATTCATTTCTAATTTCTGGTAATATTTGATTCTTGACTTAGGTAGCAATGTGTGTGCTGCTTTGCTCTTAATTAGAGACAATGAATTATTATAATCAGTCCAAGATGTTAAGGACTCGATGAATAATTTGCAAGCTATAGGGTCAAAGTTCTCATAGCACATCACTAACTTCTTAATCTCATTTAATATATTATCATTTATAGGATGAGCATGTACATCATAACTAGTTGTATCTATTATTTCTTGTATCATTAGATTGCTTACTGATACTCCTGATGTCTTAACACCCGTAGTTTTGAACCTAGTCCCTGATATTATAGAATTAATTGCTTTGCTCTTATCTGCAAAATGGGATAATACAAAATTGACAGATCTGTTAGTTATTTCAGGTGTTTTCTTACTATAAAGCTCTAAATCAGCAATATACTCTGAATCATTTTGTATATTAGTTGAAGACATCATCTCTATTGAAGATGGCAATCTGAATCCACCACAATTCACAGGTGTGATGAGTAATGCTTCCATAATTTTATCATTTAATGAATTATCTATCCTACTTAATCTATATTGTGTGTAATAATGCATTAAGAAATAAGCTTTATTAGGAGAAAACCCCGACTTTATGAGTGACCTAGACTGTCCAACAAATCTATTTATACTATCGCTCACTAATTGCAACCCTTTTGATCTCATGTTCCTACCAAAAGAACTTACTTCTTTTATAGACATGTCAATTAATCTTGAATCATAACATATATTGCCTAAGTATTCCCAGACTACATGAGAAATAAAGGTCTTCTTAATATTAAATATTAACCCAAACAATTTATAGATATCTTGTATCTTGTATACGATCTTCCTTATAAATAATTTATCAGTGTTTTTGCCTGTTAAGAAGTAGAGTAAACCATCATCAGAGAAAGTTAATAATTCTCCAGATAATGCTATAGCCTCAAGGGATATTTCCATAATAATAGCATGACTTGATGACCATGTGAAATTAAGGAAACCTTCAAATCCACCTAATACACCTGCTACATAATCAAAGTATCCCCTTGTATTGTGCATAACTAATGAAGCTCTAAATATTAAATCAATTCTTTTCAGCCATTCTTCCCCAGTTAATTCATAAAGCAATTCTCCATAAAGCCTTACTAACGACATAGGGAACTTTTTAGAAAATTCTGATAAATCAAAAGAGATG